CGGGTGTTGTTCAGGCTGAAGACGCCGCCCGCAAAGTTCAGGTCAAGGCCAGCAGACCTGAACAAAACCTGTCGGAGCGACGGTCTCATGCGGACAGGGCCATCAGGGTCACGACACGGGCCGCAGCAGTGGCCGTGAACGCGCCGTTGGTCACCAGATAGCCAAACAGCGAGCCGCCAGCAGGAACCGTGATCTGCTTGGTCAGACCGGTCTGCTCGACGTAAAGCGTATCGCCAACGTCCACCACGGTGCCAAGAGCGATAGACCCGACGTAGGACGCCCGGTCGCCCGAGGGCAAGTTCCAAGCCGCGTTGTCAGCCAAGGCCGAGGGCGGGGTCACCGTGTAGAGTTGGATGGTGTAGCTAGTCTCGCCCGAGATGACCGCCGAGGCGTCAACCCGCAGCCTAGTGTTCGTGATTATGATGGCACCACCGCCAGCCGGGCCAATCGAACCAAACGATTGAGCGCCCTGCATGATGTCGCCAGCCAGATAGGCAGCAGCGGTGGGCGTGAAGGTAGCCGACGACACAAAGCCGATACCCGTGGTCGGGAGCGGTGTCGTTGACGTGCCGATACCAGCAATAATCTTCTCAGCCGCTTTATAGACGACTTCGTTGTAGGGTTCGTTGGCCATTATGCTATTCCTTGAGGGGTTGGGTCACGGGAGAGGGCCGCAGCCTTCACCTGAAGCTCTTGGCCTTTTAGGTTAAGTTCAGCCATGCCAAGCTGGCCTTCCATCTGTGTCCGCTGCTGCTCGATTTGGGCCTGCATCTGGGCCGTCTGCGACTTGAGTTGTTCCACCTGCATTGCGCTTTCATCAGGCGGTGGCGGGCCTTGAGGCTGAACAGGCGGTGCGGCCTCGGCCTGCTCAAACACCTTGTCAATCACGTCTTCCATCGACCGCGAGACATTGAACGTGCGAGCGCCCTGCTTAAGCACCTCAGCAAACAGCGGAGCCGTGTAAGGCGCAGACGGGACAATACTCGCCGCAGCCGACATCAGGCCCACGATAGCACTGGTGAACTCGGTAAACGCCATCTTGGCCGCGTTCTCATCCGGTTGAACCGTCGAATCGGTCTCAACGTCGATGCGGAATGAGCGCAGGGCGTCATCGCGGAGAAGGGCTTGCACCTCTTCCCACGTCGGCTGTGCCATCAGTTCCAGCATAGCCGGATTAGGAGCCAAGCCGGGCGGGATAGGCATTCCAGACTGTTGCGCTTGCTGGATCAGCGGCATGATTTGATCAATCTGGGCCTTCTCAGCCGCAGTCAGGAGCTTCACGTTCGTCATGGCCTTCAGCGTATCAATACTGAAATGCTCCGCAATGATTTCCGCCTTAAGCCGGATGGCGTCACGGCAGAACCGCTGCAAATCGCGTTGACGGTCACGGACACGCAGCGAACCCCACTGGCCCTTCATCCGTTGAGCCGTTGCCGTCTCGTTAGGATTGCTCTCGCCCCGAATGATGTCCGACAGGCCGGTGATTTGGTAGATGTCGTTCAGGACTTGCGAGCGGGCCTCATAGCAGCCCTTTAGCACCTGAATGACCATATCGACCGGCACCCACTCGATCAGGCCGCGAACGCCGCCTTTCTCTTTCCACAGGTCAAACGTGTCGATTGGGATTAGCTTGTTCTCGTTCCCCGGCGCGAACACAAGCTGAAGCTCTCGGTTGGCTTCACCGGCATACACACCCACCATCCGCAGCGCATCTTGCAGCTTGCCAATGCGGGCCGTCAATTCGTCCAGTTCCTCGGCTTGGTCCTGATACTGGACGTAATCGGCAACCGGGATCGTGCTGTCATTCGCCGTCGTGGCATTAAGCGGAGGCGGGCAGGGGAAGAAGTTCGTAAGCCCCAGCGGGTCTTCACGCTTGTCCAGCACACCGCCCGTGTAGCCCTTGCAGACCCAATAGGCCATCTTGGTGGGCTTGTCCCAAATCTCATAGACCTCGCCCGTTTGGCTGGACTGCTTTTGAGCATCCGAGGCCGTATCCGTGCCGGTTGAGGTCGTCGTGATCGGGACGTTCTTGGCCATGTCTTTGCCAAAACGTTCCGTCAGTTCTGCCCTTGTCATATAGACGCGCCGGGCAACCCAACGAACCTCAGCCCACTCACGCGCAGGGTTAGTCAGCCAGTCTTTCCATGAAACGTGGTCGCACTGAACTTCCTCGTAAACCACTTCCTCAGTGGCTTCCGGCGTCTCGACCTCGCCAACCTCGGTGTCGTCATCGTCCTGAACGCCTTCGCCCAGTTCGTAATCCTGCTCTGCGTTGACCTCGCGCATATGCGGGATGTATCGCACCCACACTTGGCCTCGACCTGGCAACAGATAGTCCAGAACGCACAACTTTACGCGCCCGTCGAAATCATACTGGTCTAGGCTAAAGCCAAGCGCCCGCTCCAGAACTTCAGAGGCCACTTTGCCAACCGGGTCTTCATCACGATAGCGCCGGTCAACCATCGGCACCGGCTGCTTGGCATAAATAGCAGGCTGAAGGGTCGAGACGTTAGACCACAGGATAGCAAAGCGCCGACGCTCATAGCCTACGGACGGACGGCCACCACCCCTTGCTCGGTTCTCATTCTTGAACCGCCTGACGATGATGTCGCCAGCCTTCCACCACGGCTGTAACTCGCGCTCAGACAGATTGATTTCCTCAATCCATTTGGTAACAAGGTCAATGCCGTCTTGATTTTCAGGTTCGTCGGGAAGCATAGCCCCTCGCAAGCGTTCAGGGGAACATATCGTGCGCGGGTCCGCTTGTCGATAGAACGATCATGCGCGTTCGTAACCCGTGTGCACCGGCTGGTTAGCTAACAGGTCATCCCACGTCATATCGCGAATGCCCTTGATTGGCGCATCAGCTGCCTTGGCTTCCGGCTTAATCTCACGATAGGCCATTGCAAGGTATCGGAACGCATCGGCAGCATGGCTGGTCCAATCGTGCTTAGGCCCATCACGGAACACGCGGGCCTTGTCGTCATAGTCCGCACGATACTGGCGTAAGCACTCCAGCCCGTCCTTGCACTTGTCACGGTCAAACCAGATGCGCGGGAACAGAACGCGACCGGCGTTAATACCGTCTAGCACCTTGTGGTTGGGGACCAGCTTCGGCTTGAGCTTGAGCGTCAGCATCGTCTCAATCCTGGTGCGGCCCGTGCCTAGTTCCCTGACCCTCGCGTCATGCGGCACCCAATCGGCCTCATACTTGTAAGGCTTGGCTTGCAACACCTTGGCGTAATGCTCGATGCTCTCCCCGCTGGCTTCATAGAAGTCGATGACCCTGATTTCCGACCCGTGGGCCTGCCAGAACCAGATGGCCGTGCTGTCGCCTATGCCCAAATCCCACGTCGTGTATACCGGCAGCGCAGGGTCATATGGCACGTCTGTGATCCGTCCAGCCCGCTCGCTCTCGGCCATGTCCTTACCGTAGTAAGCACCGATGATTGCCGCCTCAAACGAGCATTCAAACTCTTGTTCATACTGCTCTGGCGTCATTTCCTTTGCAGCAGCGGTCAATTCGGACTGCGGCAGGATGCCTGTCTCAGACGCTGGCAGAAAGAACGGAAACCAGTCCGGGTCCGTCTTGGCCCGCTCAAACAGGTCAAAGAACGCGTTACGTCCCTTTGGCGTTCCAATAAATGTAGCTGTGCCTTGGCGGTCAGCCAGCATCGGGCGGATGATAGAGCCAAAGATGCCGGGATACATATCAGCATATTCGTCCAGCGTGGCGTCATCCAGGTAGCCACCGCGCAGGGCATCCGGGTTGTCAGCACCGTAAATCTTGATGCGTTTGCCGCCGATTAGCTCGACATACAGTTCTGATTCGTTTGGCGGCTTGGCCCAGATCGGCTGGCTGTATCGTTTCAGATATTCCCATGCCACGTCCTTGGCCTGCTTCAGGTAAGGCGCGAGATAGGCCGCTCGATAATGGGGCTTGTCGGACACCACCGCATTGCGGATCATGTCATTGATGCAAGCCACCGTCTTACCGCAGCGCCTGTGAGCCACCCCGATGGCAAAACGTTGCGTCCGGTTGTGGAACGGCAGGAACACCCGGCGAGGGGCGTAGGGGATTACTCTGGTTTCAGCCATGTGACCGACAGAGCGCCGCCATCAGGGCCAGAGACTTCCTGTTGCAGCTTGTCGCCAAACTGTTTCGGCAGGAACTTAGACGCAAACCATTTGCGAGCATCAACCTCAATCCGACCAATAGCAGGGTCAAGGCTTCCGTCCCGCATATCCTGAATGGTCTGCTCAAGCTTCTCAATCTGGTCGAGCGCCAAACCTTCAAGCGCCCGCGCGTATTGGTCGCCCGCCGATGCTCTCAGCGCCGTCGTTCTAAACGTAGCGCGGCTAATCCCAGCCTTGTCACAAGCAGCTCTTTCGCTCATACCGCCTTCGACGTAAGACAAGACGGCCTGAACCTTGTCCATGTTACTCACGGCGCATTTGCTCAACGATTTTGTCAAGAGCTGCATTTCCTTCCTTTGTGTCTGGAAGGCCGATCATTCTCAGTGTTGCGGGCCTCAAAATGGTTTGGGCAAACTGTGCCAGCGTCATCTTAAAGCCTTTGGTTTGCGTCTAGGCTTAAGCCGTAGCGGGGCCGTAGAGCGGGATGGATAATGCCTTAAGGGTCTTAGTGGGTCAAGATGCGGTTATTCCGCCATCCATTCGCCAGACAACGCCTTGAAATCAGGCCGGTCCTTAAACGGTTCCCGCCACATAGCAGGCTCAACCCAGCACACTTTGTTATTCGGGAAAGCGCCTATCGTGCCGTCATCCATCTCCATGACGTGCAGGTGCTTGTGCTGCTCGCTCATGTCGGCCAGCGATGAGCCGGTGAAGTCGATTGAAAACCGATACCGAGCACCGCGCCGGTCTGGCAGAATCTGCGCCTTCATGCGGCGATTGAACTCAAACGCGTGAACGCCAAACTCGCTTGAGAAACAGTCCCACGGCTGGACATAGGTGTAATCGACAAGTTCACCCGGAG